GTAGTAGAAGATACAAAGCCAGCAACTAAACCAGCAAAAGCTGACAAAGAATAATAACTCAGTATTAAACAATAAAGGAGGTGGTACGGTTTATGGCTATAAAAAATGTTAAGCCTTATAAAGTAGGCGACAAACTAACTCCTAAACAACAAAAATGGATAGACGAGTATATTAAGTGCGACGATTATACGACAGCCTCTCGTAATGCTGGGTATACTGGAACGGATACAACACTTAAAAATATGGGCTATCAAAATAGTATCAAGTTTAAGGAAATCTTAGACGCTCGTAGGCTTGAGCTAAGCGAAAAGATAAACAATAAAAATATCGCTGAGCTTGAGGATATATTTGAGTTTTGGACTAAAACTTTTAGAGATAATAAAGAGGATACTAGAGACCGTATCAAAGCAAGTGAGCTTTTAGCTAAGGCTAAAGGTGGCTTTATTGAGAAAAAAGAGGTCAAAATTGTTGATACTGACTGGTTTATTGAGGAGTAACAAGTGGCTAAAAAGCTAAACCCAGCCAAATTTAATAACTGGATATATGATATTATAGGCGACTACTCACACCGTATAGAGGTTTATATGGGTGGTGCTGGTAGTGGTAAGTCGTATGGAGCCACACAAAAAGTATTACTTAAAGCGTTAAAGTATAAACGTACAGTATTAGTAATTAGAAAAATACAGCGTACAATAAAACACTCGATATGGTCGCTTATGCTGACACATCTACGTAATAGTGGTTATTATGACGCTTGTAGAATAAATAGGAGTGATTTTGAGATAGAGCTACCCAATGGCTCTATTTTTATATTTAAAGGTTTAGACGACGAGGAAAAGATTAAGTCTATTGACGGTATCACGGATATAGTTGTTGAGGAGGCTACTGAGCTTACTGAGGACGAGTTTACACAGTTAAACTTACGTCTAAGAGCTTTAGTTGATTTTCCACAAATATATCTTATGTTTAACCCTATCTCAAAGAAAAACTGGGTATATACATACTTTTTTACTGGTAATATACCTTTAAATGTAAAAATAATCAAAACCACATATAAAGATAATAAGTTTTTATCTAAAGAATATACCGACGAGCTTGAGAGGTTACAATATCGTAACCCAGCCTATTATCGTATTTATACGTTGGGCGAGTTTGCTACTTTAGATAAGTTAGTTTTTGGTACATACACTACTAAAATAATTAGTGAGAACGATATAAAAGGTCTAAATCGTTGGATAGGACTAGACTTTGGGTATATCAATGACCCGTCGGCGTTAGTTTGGGGTTATATCGATACATCTAAAAAGAAAATATACGTTACTGGAGAGTATGTACGTAAAGGTATGAAAAATGACGAGATAGCTGAGACAATGTTTGACTTAGGACTACACAAAGATAAGTCTTATGGGGACTGTGCTGAGCGTAAGAGTATTGACGAGATAAAAGATAAAGGCGTTAATATAGAGCCAACCGAAAAAGGTAAAGGCTCTATTATTCACGGTATCCAATGGATACAACAATACGAGCTTATTGTAGACGAGCGTTGTTATAAAGTTATCGAGGAGTTAGAAAATTATACGTGGAAAAAGGACAAGAAAACTGGAGAGTATATCAATGAGCCAGTTGATACCTTTAACCATACAATAGACGCTATTAGATATGGTCTAAATAAATACATCAAAGGAACAAAGACGCCTAAGGTTTATGTTAAACCAGTAGGCTTATAGAAAAAAGGAGGTGTTGAGATGTATACGTTACCAAAGGATATAGTAGAAAAAAAGCAAATAACAAATATTATACTTAATGATGTTATAGCTTATAACGAAAAAGGTAAAAAAAGATTTAAAATGTTAGAAAATTATTACTTGGGTAAACACGATATTACTAAACGTAATAAAGAAGATAGACTTAGTAATAATAAAGTAATGGTAAATCACGCTAAGTATATTACTGATACTAACGTTGGGTATTTACTTGGTAACCCAGTAGATTATCAAGTTGGTAAAGACGAAAACGGAGCGTATTTATATGATATAGAGCCTATTTTAGACGCATACAAAAAGCAAACTATCAACGATTTAGATAGTGAAATAGCTAAAGATGTGTCTATTTTTGGTTTACAATACGAGTATGTGTATGCTAATGAGGACGCTGAGCCTCGTAGTTGCGAGGTAGATAATAAAAACGCTATTATAGTATATGACGATACCGTAGAACATAACAAACTTTTTGGGTTAATATATAGACCTATTTATAAAGGTAAAAAGTTTGATTATTGGGAGATTATTTACGTTGATAAAAAAGAAAAACGTACATATAAATCATATAGCAAGAGCTTACAACAAGTAGGAAAAAGTGAGCCTCACGCTTTTGGAGATGTACCACTAATACTTTATAAGAATAACCCCGAATTTTTAGGAGATTATGAGCCAGTTATTAGTTTAATTGACGCTTATAACTTATTACAAAGCGATAGAGTTAATGATAAAGAGCAATTAGTAGACGCTATTTTGTGTATGTATGGTATGGACTTTACTGACGAGCAAGCCGACCAACTACGTACAAGTCGTATGTTGGCTAGTTTACCAGCGGACGGCAAGGTCGAGTATTTAATTAAGACGTTACAAGAGGGAGATGTTGATATATTAAGACAAAACCTTGAGAACGATATACACAAAATAAGTATGGTACCTAATATGAGCGACGAAAACTTTGTCGGTAATAGTAGCGGTGTAGCTATTAGATATAAGTTGTTAGCGTTCGAACAAAATATCAAAAATAAAGAGCGTTATATGGAAAAAGGCTTAATGGAACGTTTTAAACTATATAATAACTTTTTATTAACTAAGTCTCAAATGAGCGAGGTACCTATTGAGGAGGTAGACGCTGTATTTAAGCGTAATTTACCAAGTAATGACTTTGAAATTAGCCAAATGATAAATAACTTAGCTGATTTTGTTGACGCTGAGACTTTAATATCTCAATTATCTTTTGTTAAAGACGCTAGCGAGATAGTGGAGGCTAAGAAAAAAGAGGACGAGGCTAAACCAAAAAGCCCATACGATTTAGCTTTTGAAAATAACCAAATAGGAGACGCTAATAATGAGGCTCAAGAGAATATGGGCGACGACGGTAAAGATAATAAAGATACTGTGGACGATACTTTAAATAGCTAGGAGGTGTAAACTATGGTTAAATCTCCTAGCTATTGGGATAAAAGGGCTATTAAACGTTTGAGTGAGGCTGAGAAAACAAGCGAGGTTTATATCGAACGTATTAAAAGGATATACGAGCAAGCCTACCGAGATATTGATAAAGAAATAGCGAGAGTGTATAAAAATTATGCTAAAGATACTGGCTTAGACGTGCAAAAGTTAAAAGAGTTACTTACAAAAAAGGAAACTGATAAAGTATGGAAAACTTTAAAACGTCAAGGCTTAGATAAGTATGTTAAAGATAATTATAAGTCTCGTATCTCAAGACTGGAGCAAATACAAGCTCAAATATACGGTAAAGCTAAGCTGATATATCCTAAAGAGGAGCTAGAGCAAACAATGTGCTACAAAGGTGTAATAAACGATAGCTATTATAAGGCTATTTATGATACACAAATGGGTACTGGTTATGATTTTAGCTTTAATAAAATAGATAAAAATTTAACAACCGCTCTATTAAATGAAAAATGGAGCGGTTTAAATTATAGGCAACGTATATGGGGTAATACCGATATATTGGCTGATAGTTTAAGCCAAATACTAGGCGGGGCTTTATTAAGCGGTCAAAGTATAGAAAAAACTACTAAACAAATCAAAGATAGATTTAATGTTAGTAAATATTATGCTGAGCGTCTTGTAAGAACTGAGACAAACCACTTTAATAATGAGGCTGACGCTATGGCGTACGAGGAAATGGGTATCAATAAGTACGTTTTTGTTGCTACTTTAGATAGTCGTACGAGTGAAATGTGCCAAAGCCACGATAATAAGGTGTATAATTACAAAGATAAAGAGGTAGGTGTTAATTTTCCACCTCTACACCCTAATTGTCGTAGTAAAACACGTGGATACGTCGGCGAGGAGGCTGAAAAGCTACTAAAACGTAGAGCTAGAAACCCTATAACTGGTAAAAATGAGATAATAGACAATATCTCATACAAAGACTGGATAAAACAGTATCAAAATAACAACGAAACTGTAAAAACTGTGGATAAACCAGTAAAAAACAACAATAAAACGACAAAAACTGTTAAAAAATGGCTTAAAACCGATAATTTACCAGCTTGGTTTAAAGATTATGAGGGAAATATTGATAAAGAGGGTCAATTACTTACTAACTGGCTTAACGAAAACGGTAACTCAAATAGTAAAGCTAGTAAAGTATTTAGTAATAGTATAAAAGATTTAGGACTTGCTAAGGGTAATGTAGGTAAAAACACTTATATAGACTATAAGGACGGTAAAGGTACGTTTAAAAGAGAACGTTACCACAATACAATAGAGGCTCCTAAATTAAGTAATAAAGACAACCCTATCGGTAGTATCCAAACTATGTTACACGAAAATTGGCACGCTATTGACTATAATAAAGGTGGTAGTGGGAACTTTTTAAGTAATTTAAGTGAAAATCTTAAAAAAGTAGTATATAATGACGATAATAAAATGAGTAGTGATATTACTAAATTGTTTGAGGACTATAACGCTAAATGTAAAGAAATAGCGACTAAAATATCAAAAGATAACCATTATTTATTTGAGGAAATAAATAAAAAATGGGACGAGGGCAAATACAAGAGTTATCGTAGTTATACGAGTGCTTGGAGTAAAGCACGTAGTAAGATAAAATCTATGATAGATTATGAGGAGCGTAACCTAATGGGTGGCGGTATAAATAATCTACAAGATATTTACGATAGTTTAAGTGCTGGATATTTTAGAGATAATAATACCGTAAAATACGGACACGGTCGTAAATACTTTAGACGTGGTGGTGTAGACAGCCAAGTTAGAGAAATTGTAGCTAATTATGGAGCTTTAAGTATGACAAGACCCGACCTTATAAAATTATTAAAAGCTGATAAGCCAAATCTAG